CATCGTCCATCTTGAAACCGCGGTCGGCAGAGCTGCAAAGCCCGTTTCAACGGGATTAAAAGGTTGCCAAATGCCATCAGCAGATTCTCCGGGGTGAGTGCTAGTGAAAGTCCAAAACTTTTCACCATCAACATTTCCGGTATAATCAAAATCTGCAACGATATAACCAATGTCGCTCATAGGCGAGTTGTCATTTGTAATGTTGGAATTTACAAAAATCTTTTCTGGTTCATTAGCTCCTGCGCCGGTCGTACTGTCTTGATTATTACGAATATACTGAAATCCACCCTGATATCCAAAACCAAATTTAGGCGTAAAATCATTTAAAACATTTCCATCATTGATTGCATAAACTCTTAAAATCGCACTTGATAAATCCGCAGCAATAGAAAGTCCCGGCTTCATGCCAACTGGAGCAAGTGATACATCAGCGACAATCTTACCTCGAATAATAGACCCATTGGTTGCCGATCTCATCCATACATAACCCCGGTTTCCGTCCGTATCTGCAAAAGAGTTTCCATTGGCTTGCTTTATGGTGATTGTTCCATTACCTACCCCACCAATAAAGAATCCAACGTTTAACATATCTCCAGGCCTTCGAGGACCAATCATCAAAGTAAGCAACTCATCGCTAAGATTATCTTGCGCCAAATCTCCTGAAAGAGCATTGTATAAAGGCAGGAATCTATTATGTAGCCCTGTCACTCCTGCTAGCAATATCGGCTCTTTAACGTTGTCTTGCAGTGCTGTTCCTGGATCAATTGGGATAGTCATTTAATTCTCCTTACCAAGTAAACCATTCGGTCTCGCTTCGAGTAATTCGAAACACGCCGTAGTTTGAGTTAATAATTATATTCGCTGCACCGTCGATTGTATCGGCACCGCCAGCGTCAATTGTGATATTGTTTGCCCCTGCTCCACCGCTCTCGTCCTTGATGATGTATTGAATCCACGAAGGAGCTTGGGCCAAAGGAGGCAAGGAAATTGTTCTGGGGGCCGCGGTATCCGTAACCCCGATATAATAATCGCTTGTTCTTGCCGTATAATCCGCATCGGTTCTTGTCTGCCGAAACGTCGGCTGGATCCTAAGAAATTCATAAATGTTTCTGAGGAACTGATTAAGCTCAAGACTCGTATTTTCAGGAGGAGTTTGAATCTTCATTTGTACTCCTTCTGATAGCCTTGGTTTGTGATCCCCATGATGTATTCTTCTAGGGAGAATCTGAATCCGTCGACGTTCTCAAACCTTACGATGAAATATCTGCCGATTAATCCCGAGACTTGGCCGCCTGTTTCGAATATGACTTCGGTGTAACTAGTCCCCGTCGCACCGTACTCAGCTTCGCCGTAGAAAGCATCGTCACCATAATAGAAAGCATTTGCTGTGATATCGCTTACCTTCGACCCGCTTCCGCTATCCGTCGCGATAATTGTTTTGATTTGACCTTCTGCGATATTCGTCGTGACAACGTTAAAGTCATTGAGTTGCTTTTGGAACCCTGCATTACCGAATGAATTTTTCTTGGATTTCCAATGTGCGTTGATCTTGGCTTCTAGCCTTGCGATTCCTCCGCCACTGGTAGCGTCGATATCGTCTTGTGCAAAGGTAAACTGGTCATTGTTAGGGACACTTAGGATGACAAAGGTTCCATCGAAATCACTGTCGAGAACCCCCTCAAGAATGATCTCATTCCCTACAACAAACCCATGTGCTGCGATCCTCGTGATCGTGACACCGTTTGCAGCTCTCCCCGCACCAGTCGGATCGGCTTCGAGCTCGGATGCTCTCACGACATCGTTATCGTAGGTCTCCACAATTGGCGTATTATAAGCATCTCCGTGTTTTAGAACCCACCCATCGTAAGTCCCGGAGAATAGAGTCTCCTCTCCTCCTGAGGCCATCGTTGCTAAGACATTCGCGGTTATCCCGCTATGAACCAGCATTGTGCTTTCCGGGTCATCGGTCTGGGCATAGCCGTCTAGAAAGTAATCGTAAGCAATGATTCGATTATGGGTCGTCCCTGTGCGGGTCATCGTCGAATAATACTGGTTGTATTTCTTATAATTTACCGCGGAGGTATATTTAGCCCGCGTCTGAAGATATCCATGGAGAGTGGTATCAATTGGACCTGAAATTGAAATAAGATTCTTAGTAGCGTTGAACCCCTTCAACTCCATATTCCGGTTCACGAAAATGATAATATTACCATAAAGCCTTGAGTTGACTTCAATCGGAGAATACCCGGACATGCACCCATCGCCGGTCACAACCTCTTGGACATAGCCATCTGTAAAATTTTCCCCTGAGAACATGTAAATTCTATCTTCTTTGAAGATAACTATATTGTCGCCGTATTCAATAATGCCCGTGCATTCATTGGTGTAAAGACCCGAAGAAGAAAATTTTAATACCCAAAATAGAGGGTCGTAGACTTCAGCATCTAAAAGATCCGAATGATAAACGAATTCTCCATCAGTCCCATAAAGCCGATTCTTTCTCCAAAGAACATGCTTAAAATTTCCTGGGACACCCGCGAGAACATCCGCATCACCTGCCCCGGTCCACTTGATGGGAGGGTCAATGCCGTTACACGCGACGATGATATCGTTTGTCCCGCCGCTGTCCTTTGCTTTCGAGAAGTCGAATAGGTTATTTGCGCTATCCGTAATGGTTACTAAGCCAGTAATATCCGCTAAGACTCCAACATCACTCATCGAATAAATCTTCGTTCCAGCCGTCACAACCTGGAAGATTGTCGATCCTAGAATAGCCTGATAGATCCCTGTCACTGCTTTAGGGGCTGAAGCTTCAATGATTTGCGTCGTTGTGAATATCTTTTGGCCAGGCCGGACTTCGATGGTTTCTTTGAACAGGTTCACATTCTCAAGCGAGATCGCTTCTCTGCTTTGAATAGAGATGTCCGATAGGCTTGTGTTCATGCCACGAAAGCTCGTAAACGCCACCGGCTGGGTTGTTGTCTCCATTCCCATATTAATTATTAGGGAAAAGCCCAGGCAAACTTCCTTCGCCTAGATAACTATTCCCTCTAGCTCCATTGATAATAATGTCTTGGACTGGGCCGCGGTCATCTCTGACGGCCTCTTGGACACGCGCTTGAAACGCTGCGTAAGCTTCTTTAGCGTTCGGCATATCCTTCTTGTGTCGATATCCCCGGTACATTGCATAATCTTCAATCGCATCGTGGAAGTCTTCGGGGATAAAACTCGTGTCATTGTCGGTCACGAGAGGAGGAAGACGCATTGTCGCGTCGTAATACAAAGTCTTCGCTGAAGACGGTGCAGGGTAGAAAGTAATCTTCGGCATCATGCCTTGACGGTCTCTTGCGCTGATCGTCGCATTTGTTACAGCCCCAGCGTTGGAGGTAATTGTCACTATCCCGGTAAGAAAAGCATTGAAGGACCTGCCCATGATCTTAATAAAGGAGTTCGTAGAGACTACAGGATTGGTGCCGTTAAGAGTGATCTCCTCTCGAATCAGGACCCCATCGGCATTTAATCCATCGATCATAATCACCGAAGAATCCGAAGCAGTAGAAACCACCGTTAGCTGCGATGCCGACGTTGGCTGCCTTGATACAGGCGTATATCCCGAAAGGTAGGCAATCATTGGATCACCACTTATCAAAGTGGCATCAGGGAACCTTTCCTGAAACTGCGCCCTAGAAATAACGTCAATCGTCCACCTTCTGTCCTCGCTGTACATACTGATCAGCTTAGACCGGTCAACAAGAGGCGAAAGTGCATACTCGGAAACGCCGGACTCAGTGGTCAACACAAGCCTGTTTAAGATAAGCCAGGAGAAATAATGCTTCACCATCGAGACAAACTTCTGCTGTCCCCTATTTGCCCATCGTTTAATCAAAGTATCGATGTTCGTAGCAGGCCCAACTTCAGACTTAACGTTGATGACGATCTCAGCTAAGTTCATTTCGTCGCTTTCTTCGGATAATCGTTCTCGGCTCTAAGGCGGGGATCTCTTCAACAGCGGATTGGAAGGATTCTTTCTCTTTCAAGAACAAAGCTTTTTCTTCTTCTAATTTCGCCTGATCCTCGGCGAGCTTCGCATTTAAACTTTCCATGCTCGGGACTTGCGGAGCAGGTTTATAAAAATCGTATCCTCGTTTCTTCACGAGTAAGGAATTAGTATTTTTGCTTGGTTTAATGAAATCTACTGCCATTGATTCTCCTTAAATAAAAAGGCAGGGCCTTTCGACCCCGCCCATAAGTTATGCTGATAAACCCATCTTGAAAGCTTCGCCGCAGAACAAGTCCACGACAGCTTTCCGACGGACAGTGTCAGACGTAAGTCCGACAAGTAATCGACCGATACGTAGATCAACCGCATCCGCAGCACCGTCATTGACAAGAGCCGCACCGGCAACAACCGATTCGTCCAGAATCAGCGCAGTACCCGCCGCGATCGCATCGACATCAGGATTAATTCCGAGGAATTGCACCCAGCCGTAGTCGTATTGATCTTGGTCGGCCATAACCACACCCTGGACGATACCAGCGGCGTCACCATCCGCAGAGTCAACAACAGCCCAAGGTAAGATAACCTTGAAGTCATCGTTAACCGCAGGAGCCACAGTGAAAGCGTCATTGGCGTCGATAGTAATCACTGTAGTGGTGTTCTCGATAATTAATGCGCTTTGACCTTCTGGCGCAGCACCAGCACCACCAGCGTCATCAATACAGACCAGGATACCGCCAACAAGAATATTGGCAGTTAAACCAGCCGTAGTGATCGAGGTAGTCGTGCCAGAGAGGATATTCGCAACGTCGACGTTCGCACGTTTAGATTGCACTTGACCTTTAGTTGCTCCACCAGCCTGATCGAAGCGGACATATTTAAAAGCCCTCAGCCCAAACACGCTATCGTGCGTGAACCTGACGACTCCTAATTTTTCTAAAGGGGTTGAGCTCGAGCTATCCAAAGTCGTTTGGTGGGCAACCTGAAAGGCTCTCGCTTGTTGATAAAGTTTAGCTGTTTGCATCGTCATATTTTATTCCTTTCAATTAGGCAGCAATCCCCGACAACACACCTTGCAAGCTGGCATTTGAGGTGCACAACTGTAGGGCGCTGAGGTATTTAGCGACTTCGTAATCTTGATCCGCAGGTTCAACAAACTCACGTAAGACGAAGTTTACGTCTCGGTGAATGTAGAGCTTGAGGTAATCGGTATTAACTAAGTAGATCCGGTCCGCAGGACATTGAGGGTCGTAGATAAAATCGATACCTTCGACCTTAAGTGCCGCAAAATTCAGATCTGCTAATTGGGGGTTATTGAATTGAGCTCGGTTAGAAGCCACCGCTTGTGCGTAGCCGTAGATCGTGCTTCCAGTGAACATCGCCGTAGGACGATCTTTTCCACGGGTTAAAGCACGAATCGCAGTACTGATCGCAGCGAGACCATTGGTAGCAAACGAACCAACTGCAGTATTGGAATAGTTCCTCCAAAACGTGAAGTTCGCTCGGTCGATTCCACCTAAGACGCCGGTAGTAGGATCAACGTCGCAGATAGCCGCAAGGCCAAGGACATCTTTACCGCCATTACCCGTTCCGTCTAAATAAAGGTGATTACCCAAGCGGTTCGCCATTCCGATTTCCGCTTGCTTGGTACGCGCAGTCAGCAATTTTTGCATTGCAGACTTACCGGAGTTCTGGATCTTTTCAGTCCCAGTAATCGGCACCGCCTCATAGTATTGTTTCCAAGAATATTCCGCGACGATAACACCATATCTGAGAAATAAAAAAAATCCTGTACTAGAATGGGGTGAGAGAAACCCTCGCCGAAAAATATACTCGTTGGAAAAACCGCATCGAAGTGGGTTCAAAATGGCTTGGAACTCAGGCTGAAGAT